CGTAGCAGGCAGAAGGTAGGACCATCCACCCTCTCGGACAACGGTCTGAGTGGAAGTGACCGCCCCGGTGATCCCCGAGAAGGCCGTCCCCGACCCTCCCCCGGAGTTGGCCGAGGTGACAGACGTGCCCTCGGCCGTAAAGCCCTCAGCATTGTTGAAAACGTCGGACGGGACCAGGACGATCGGGTCGTCGTTGATCCTGACGAGAAGAGCACCGGACACAACGCGCCCCTAGGCGGTGAGGATGGAGTAGGCGAGCCCGCCGAACGCGTCGTCTGACACCGCGTTGTTCGGTCCGCCGTACTTGAAGCTGGCCGAGGCCTGAGCCAGCTCGACCGAGAAGGCCAGGTCCCACACCGCCGACGAGCCCGGAACAAGCCCGGACACGATCCACTCGATCTGCCACGGGATCCGGGTCGTCGCCGCGATCGTCCCGGCCACGTCGACCGAGGGCGACATCCGGGAGATGACCGTCGCCCCGGCCATCACCCCGACGAGAACCTGAGGGATGATGGCCGCCCCGTGGAAAACGCCCCGAGCGTGCACGAGCACGGCCCCGTTCGCCGGGACCGTGAAGGTCCGACGAAGGTTGGTGGTGTCGAAGGCAACCATCGCGGCCAGAGTCGCCGTGGCTTTGGTCACAGCCGTTGCGACCGGGTCGTAGGTGCCTCCGGCGAGAAGAGTCACGGCCTAGCTCAGCCGGGCCCAGTCGGTGATCGTGATGTTCACGCCGCCGTCCAGGGGCACGCCCGCCCCCCAGCCGGTGTCGTCCCATCCGATCAGGTAACGGGTCGCGTCGGTGGCCCCGCCCTCGTCGTAGTAGACGTGCATGAGCCCAGTGACCCCGGCCGTGGCCGGGAAGGCCAGGTCTGCCGCGTCGGCCTCGGCCCGGTTCAGGGCGTCGTTCTCGGTCACGACCAGGCCGGAGAGCTGGGCCGCTGCGGGCATCGTGACCACGACCGACGCCACAGCCTTCAGGTCGGCGATCGTGTTCAGCGTGGTGGCTGTGGCCCCGGCCTTGGTGCCGGACACCACGGCCACCCGGATGACCGAGGAGTCGAGGATCGTGTCCCCGCCCAGGATCCGGGCGAGTCCCCTGTTGTACTTGCCTGTTGCCATCGTTTACACCTCTCCCTCGGCGGCGGCCATCAGGCCTCGTTGGCGGTCAACGACCCCGCCGGGATGCTGGCTGAGTCGCCCGCGTTGATCGTCTTCGCCAGCGACGGGGCACCCTTGAAGACCTTCCGGTTGGGCGTCGCCGTGCTGTCCTGGAAGCGGTTGTCCGCCCACGTGGTCGCCGGGGCGTTCGTGACCGTGACCGCACCCGTGCTGGCCTTCGACTTCGCGGCCGCCGCAGTCGCCACCAGGCCGGCCAGCGACACGCCGCCCGCCGGGTAGCCGCCGCCAGTCCACTCGGTGCCCGGCGTGGCGTCGGTCTCCACCGTGCTGAGGAACACCACCCGGTCAGGCAGCGTGTAGGTGCGCGGACCCACCGAGTAGGTGCCGCTCGCCCCGTTCTGCAGGGTGTCGTCCAAGACGTCATTCGCGTAGGCGACAGACTTGGCCATCAGGCACCACCCTTCTTCTCGGACTCGCGCTGGGCCTTCTCGTGCAGACCCTCGGCCTGCGGAAGACCCGCCGGGTCCCGGATCAGCGCCAGCAGGTTCTCACCGCGCTTACCGCCCTTGCACGCGTTGATCACCGCCGACACCTTCGGACCGGCCCCGGCAGGCTGCGCCGAGTCCCGGAGGGTCTGCTCCTCAACCACCGACAGGCAGTCGTGGTGCTTCGTCACCAGACCGAGATGTGCCTTCGGGTGGTCGTCATGGCCACCGCAGTGATCGCAGGTCGTGGCCGTACGGGTCATGGAGACTCCTACGGCTTGTCGACGGGCTTGCGCTCGCCGGCCGAGACCGACGTGGCGGTGTTGCTCTTGACCATGGCCGGGGGCTCCGGCAGCAGCTGGTCCACCACTGACTCAGCGGCCGACTCGGAAGCCTTCGCGGCGTCCTCCACCTTGCCCTGGACCTCGGTGATCTTCGGGTCCTGCGGGATCTCCTCGACCGCGCCGCCCCCGCTGATCGTGTGCCGCTCTGCCACGTCGACTGCGGAGACGGCCTGCTGCGCGAACTGCTCCTTCGTGGCGGCGAGACTGGTCTCCCGGTCGCCGATCAGCTCCGGGTTGTGCTGGTCCGGGGTGCCGTCCGCTTGTTGCCCTCACCGGTCGTCTTCTCGCTGGTCTGCGCCATGCTCGTGTTCCTTGTCTCTTGGTCGGGCTGGGGAGGTCAGGCGGTTGCGGTGGTGGAGAGCACCCGCACGGCCCCGGCGTTCTGGAGCGTGCCGTCCATCCGGCCGAAGGCGAAGAAGCCCGTCTGCAGGAAGTCCGCGAAGCGCTCGTTGAGCCGGACCAGCTGGTTCTCGCGGACGATGCGCACCACGTACGCCTGCCGGACGTCGCCGAACAGCAGCGACTTGCTGGACGTCGCCAGCGTCGGCATGTGGTTGTTCACCGTGAACGGGTAGCCGAGGATCGTGTCCGGCGTACCGGCCTGGACAGACGGCTCCCAGATCGGCCGGTTCTGCGAGTCGAGCAGGCGGCGCATCGCACGACGCACCGACTGGTGGCCCATGAAGCGAGCCTGCCCGAGCCCCTGGAGGTAGGCGTCGTCCAGCGACTCGACCAGGTCCACCAGGTTGGCGTAGCTGATGCCGCCGGTGGTGGCGAACGAACCGGTACCGGTGACGCCGACGGTGGCCGAGGTGACGATGCCGTCCGGCTGAGCCGTGCCGGTGCCCACGGTGGCGTGCCGGTTGTAGATCCGGCCGAGACGCTCGCCCAGCTTGCGGGCCAGCCAGCCCGAGAAGTCGGGGGCGTCCTGCATCAGCTGCCACGACGCGCGCACCAGCTTGCTGGTGTACATGTAGGCGTCGAGCGAGGCCGTGCCGAGGGTGACGTCCTGCTCGGTGATCTGCGTGTTCTCCGCGAGGATCGCGCCCTCGTTGCCGGTGTCGTCGTTCGTCGGCCAGGGCAGGTTCGCCCCGGTCTCGGTGTCCAACCGCTCCGCCAGGGTCAACATCGGCCCGTAGGCGAGCAGGGTCTCGATCATGGCGTCGCGGAACGCCGGGGGGATGGTGTAGCCGCCCGCGGTGCCGGTGGTGCCGGCCGCCATCTTGATCTGGTCGTTCGTCACGAAGCCGGAACGGACCAAACGGCGGTCGGAGTCGTCCAGCTCGGCGAAGCCCTGCGAGGCCCGGATGTACCGGTCGAACGCGCCGGCGTAGGCCTGACCCTGGTCGCTTGCCGGCTGGCCGTCGCCGGCGACGACGCCGGTGCGATTGACGGCCGCGATGCGCGCCTCGGCGTCAGCGTGGCGCTCCGCGCGGTCGATGACGTCGCCGAGCTGGTCCAACTCGGTCTCGGCACGGTCGTAGGCGGCGGCGTCCTCGCCGTCCGGCGAGTTGCTGGTGCGCTGCATGATCTCGGTCATCTGCGCCCAGATGTTGGCCCGGCGCTCGCGACTGTCCTGGAGGGTGGGCATTGCGTGGTCCCTTCTTGGGGGTTGATTCCCGCTCACCCACCACGGGCGACGGTTGTTCGGGTTCAAGGTGTCAGCGGGTGACGGGCAACCGGTGACGAGCAGCGGCCAGCCGGTGGCGGCGGGCCCCGTGCCGGGCGGCGTACGGATTCGGCTCCTGCTCCACGGTCCCGACCTGCTCGGCTGGCGACGCCGGGCCCGGTGCCTCGGCACGTCCGGCGTGCTGGAAGATGCCGAGGTCGAACCGGTCCTGCGCGGCCTCCTGGTCGGCGGGTGCCGGACGGTCAACGCGGTCAGCCAGACCCGCCTCGACAGTCTCGTCTGCGGTGTACCAGGTCTCCGCCAGCATGACCTCACGCCAGGCGGCCAGGGTGCCTCCCGCCTTCTCGGCGTAGACACTGGCGATGTTGTCACTCAGCTTGTCCAGTACGCCGGCGACCTGCTTCATGTCGGCGGCGTTGCCGATGCACAGCCCCCAGGCGTCGTGAACCATGAACGTCGTGTTGCGGCTCATCACCAGCTCATCGGCCGACGCTGCGATGAACGAGGCGGCCGAGGCGGCCAGCCCGTCCACCTGCGCCACGACCCGGGCCGGGTGCGCCCGCAGCGAATTCATGATCGCGACCGCCTCGAACACCTCCCCGCCCGGCGAGTTGATGTGCAGCCGAATCTCCTTGGCGTCCTTCACTTGGTCGAGTGCGGCCTGGAACTCCTTGGCCGACACGCCCCAGATGTCGCCGTAGCTGTCGATCGGGTCGTACAGCCGCAGGGTCGCGACGTCGTTGTTGACGTCAGCGGGGGCGATCTCGGCGAGGATGTCCGGCTTCTGACGGCCGTGGGGATCGTGCCGGCCCCAGAAGCGGAAGGGGGTGTTCATGCGGGGCTCTCCTCAAGTTTTGCGGGAGTCGGCTCGGACGGGACGGCGGATGCGCCGAGGACGCCCAGGTTGAGCGGCACGAACCTCAGATCGCCAGCTGGTCCGATCGGGTCGCGGTCCTCCAGGGCGAGGATGTCGTTCGCGGAGAACACCCCGAGCCCATGCAGCTTCGCGTAGAACTCGGCCCGCGTCGTCGAGTCGCCGCGCAGCAACCCCTCGACGGAGTAGCGCGCATAGACCGCCTGAGGCCGCAGCATCTTGGTCAGACGCTGCTCGACCCGCGTCAGCCAGGGCCGCAGCGTGTACACCACGAAGCCGATGTTCTGCTGCTCGATCCCGGTGCCCCAGCTGGTCGCCTTCTCGGTCTCACCGAGCATGTGCGGCGGGATGCCGAACATGCGGGCCACCTCGGTGATCTGGAACTTACGAGACTCGATGAACTGCGCGTCCTCAG